AGTAAAGTAGTTCGTAAAAATATGGTAATGGTGGTGCAAAATGAATTCGGAACTAGCCAAGAGGCTTGAACACTTAATCAATAGCAAAATAAAAGATTATCCTTTACCCATAGTTAAAGGAAATTCCATTCGGATAAAAAATTACGTAGTAAGGTTTAGCAAGAAGGCAGGATGGCTTGTATACGATTGTGCAAAAGGTGTACAAGTTGGTAGATTCTTTGCAAAGTCTGCCGCTCTTGCGTATGCAAAGGTATTGTCATCAACTGACAATACTTGGTCATTGCAAAACATAAAAAAATTAGATGATCAATTAAGTAAACACTATCAGGATTGTGTTTTTTATAATCATTCTATGAAAAAGACAAAAGACATGACCAGATATGATGTGCTAGCCACTAGATTTGACATAAGTTATGATATAGCATATGATGTCAAGTCGCAACTGGATGACATTATCCTGTATTAAATGATAAATAAATATACAAAAGAACAACATTTAGGAAGTTGAACAATGAACATTAGAGAAATATCAAAACCGATTACAGCAAAGGCTCTAAATGAAAGCCTAGCAACAAAGTTTGGCCAGCGTCTAAACTTAGAAGAATTTAGTTTAAGTCAATTACAGGACGCACAAAACAAATTACGTACTCAATTAAGCCAAGTTGAAACTAAAGAAAGTTTTAGCTCTACACAAAATCCAGCATACCAAAAATCAAAACTATTCCTAGATGTTATTAATGCTGAAATTGGTGAAAGAGGTGATATTGACGAAGCTGAAAAAATTGTAGAAGGTAAAGAAGACGAAGCAGAACTAGTAATGGCTGCCAAAGATATGGTTGACAGAGTTACAGGTTGGATGGAAGATACAGCAGAGATGCAAACAGAATCAATGCTAGAACTTGCTGATGCTATCCGTGACGAACTAGGAAGCGAACAGTCTGAATCATTTGTTAACACAGTCAAGCCAGCACTAGAGCAACTATACGCAACAATGGAAACAACACGTGATGCACTTACAAATGGTGTAGGTATGCTAACTGGTGAAGGTGACATGGCAGAGCCAATGGGATCTGACGACATGGGGGACATGGGCGACATGGAACCAACAGACGACATGGATATGGATGCAGAAGCACCTGTAGATGACATGGGCGACGACTTCGGTGCAGATGATGCGGCTGCAGGCGGCGAAGAAGAAGCTGGTCGTGAAAAGCGTGAAAGCGTAGACAATTCAAAAAAAAAGATCTAACTGATTCAAAAAAAAAGATAGCTGAAGCTTTAGACGAAGCCGGCACTTTAGTTCAGATAATCAAAACAATCAAACCAGGCACAACTATCACTTGGGATAGTCTAAATGGCTATATGAAGAAAGCAGGCGTGCCACAGTTTGATTATAACACATTCAAAGAAACATACGATACTAATCCACAACTTCAGAAACTAGTTAAGTTTGATCCTAAAGGGGTAACTATTAATGATAGCTCAATGGATCAACTAGGTAGTACTGAGCCAAGCTCTGCCGATACAGTAGGCGATATGGCAAAGAGAGCAACTGATTTAAGCGACTTATAGGTTGACATTCCATAGTTATTGTTGTACAATAATAATCTAAAGGACCTATTCATGTCATTAATTACCGAAAAATTTGTATATGAAAAACTTCAGCGAGTTGAAGTTAACGGCAAACGTAAGTATGCCGCACCTGGCGGTGTACCAGTAGCAAGTGTAACAACTATCTTAGACGCAACAAAAGATAAAACACATCTAATTGCATGGCGAAAAAGGGTGGGTGAACAAAAAGCACAAGAGATTGTAACAGAAGCTGCCGGTGTTGGTACCCGTATGCACAAATACCTTGAAGACTATATTGACACAGGTGAATGGCCTCAACCAGGTAGTAATCCCTACGCTCAACAAGCGCACATGATGGCAACACAAATTAAAGAAAATGCAATGGTTGATGTTGATGAAATATGGGGTAGTGAAGTTCCGTTGTATGTGCCAGGAATTTATGCAGGCACAACTGACCTTGTAGGACAATACAAAGGTCAGCCGTGTATTATGGACTTTAAACAAACTAATAAACCTAAGAAACTAGAATGGGTTTATGACTATTTCCTACAATTAACAGCATATGCAATAGCACATAATGAAGTACACGGAACAGACATACGCGAAGGACATGTGTTTATGTGTAGTAGAGCAGGTGAATATCAACAGTTTGACATATGGCCAGATGAATTTGACGAGTGGAAAGAAGAATGGTGGAAACGAGTATACTCTTATTATGAGATGCAAGCATAAATACATTATAAAAGTTAATGTAGGAGAATATAGTGGCCGTAGTTCAAATCAGTCGTATCCAAGTTCGTAGAGGACAAGCAAATACTGGATCAGGAATCCCACAGCTTGCTGGTGGTGAATTTGGCTGGGCTGTAGATAACCAAGAACTTTACATTGGTAATGGCTCAGTAGCAGAAGGATCTCCTTCTGTTGGCAATACAAAGGTTTTAACAGAGCATGATAACCTTTTTGACCTAGTAGGAACATATTCTTACAGACGAGGCGATATTGATACTGGCGAAGGTGTTGTTATTGAACGCACCCTTAATGCAAGGCTAGATGATATTGTAAGTGTAAGGTCATTTGGTTGTAGAGGCGATGGTTCTGACTGTACAGCACAATTACAAAAAGCCCTATATGAACTTTATCTAAATCCTTCAAACAAAACAAATCCGCAAAGCAGAGTTGTATTGCATGTGGAACCAGGCATTTACAGAATAAGTAATACAGTTCACATACCACCATATGCAACTATTGCAGGTGCAGGCAAAGAAAAAACAGTTTTTATAAAAACTGGAGACTTTGCGATGTTCAAAACTATTAGTAGTAATTCTACATATACAGGCGCATTAAATAGTGCTGTACCTATAGAAGATCCATTGCTAACCTATGCAGATAGTGCAAGGTATATTACACTAAAAGATTGTACCCTACAAACAGAATCAGAAGACGGAACATTGTTGATTCTTAATAGTTGTAGAGACAGTCGTTTTGAAAACGTTAAATTTGAAGGAAGTAAATTAACAAACACAGCAACTAACCCTTCTGTTACTATCAGAAGTAAAAGTAATGCTGTGAGATCAGAATTTAATCGCTTTATAGACTGTGAATTTGTATCAACAGGGTATGCAATTCAATCTAATCATAATATATCACGTAACGAAATTGATTCTTGTAAGTTCTTTAATATTACAAAAGCAATAGAGTTTGGTGTAACACCAACTATTGGCCAAGAAAATGCTACTGATAACAATATTAGAGAATGCTATTTTGAGAACATTGAACAGCAAGCGATACACATAGAGAACGGAACCCGTAACTCTACGATTAATTGTAGATTTGGACCTAGCGTTGGTAACAACGGAGGTAGTGAAGCAACAGTTGCTCACAGCATTATAAAATTTGGTGAAGCAGGCAATATTTCAGTTGACAACGAGTTCGATAGAACATATAATCTTAGTATTAATCAGGCGTACTTGGTAACTAAACCATTTATTCCAGAAGTTGAAGGACCTGTTTTCTACGAACACGGGTATACTGAATCGGTAGAGTTGTCACAAGTTGGCACACCTCAATTACTATTCAGACTACCCGCTGATACCACTAAGTCTTTTGATATAGACTATTGGTATAAGACTGACGTGCAAGGTAGAGTTTTTTCTAGATCAGGAACTTTGACAGTATTTGTAAATAGAGAGAACAACAGCGTTAGTGTTATGGATGAATATGATATCAGTGGCTTAGATTCAATTGGAGAGAGCTTGCAATTTAGTGCGGTTCTGAATCAATTAGAATCAGCATGGTCGGCACAGGTTAAGTATATTAACCAAATTGATTCAGGGAATTTAACATTTAAAATCAGATCTAGAAGCTAGATTCATGTTTGAAGACACATATGAATTAAGACTTCAATCATGGCATGATTTTAGAGAAGAGTTAGAAGCTCACCCCGACCCTTTTCAACATGTAATAGATGCATACAAGCGAGTTCCTCGTGTCAGCATTCATACTGACCCTTGGGATCAAAAGGTATGGCCTCAACCTTGGGAACTGATATCCGAAAACCAGTACTGTGAGTTTTGCACCGTATTAGGAATGTGCTATTCTTTACAGTTAACACAACGTTTTATTGACGCAGAAGCAGAGATACATATCTGTATAGATAGAGAGAATAATGAAACCTACTATCTATTACATCTTAAAGACAGAGTAATTGGCTATGATCCAGAGACGCACATTGCCCAAAAAGATCTGCCCGAAAGTGTAATTTCGCAACGTGTGTACCACATGCCGCGTCTACAATAAATATTAAACTTAATAGGAAAGATAGGAGAACAACATGTCCAACGGCATTCAAATCATAAAAAGAAATGGCAATCACGAACCCCTTAACATTGAAAAAATACACAAAGTAGTAGAATTTGCTTGTGAAAACTTGGCAGGAGTGAGTAGTAGCCAAATTGAAATGAATGCAAATATACAATTCTATGACGGCATGAGTACAGCAGAAATACAAGAAATACTAGTTAGAAGTGCAAACGATTTAATTAGCCTTGATAATCCTAACTATCAATTTGCGGCGGCTCGGCTTCTATCGTACGGTGTGAACAAAGATGTGTTTGGACAATATGAACATTGTACTTTACGTGATATGATTGAAAAGAATATTAGTAGAGGTGTATACGATAAAGAAATATTGGATCTATACACTGATGAAGAATTAAAAATACTAGACAGTTATATAAAACACAAGCGTGATGAAAATTTCACCTATGCAGGGTTGAGACAAGTTGTAGATAAGTACTTGTGTCAGGACAGAAGTTCGGGACAGATATTTGAAACGCCACAATTTATGTATATGATGATTGCGGCAACACTATTTGCTAACTATCCTAAAGAGGATAGAATGCACTATGTTAAGAGATACTATGATGCGACCTCACTTTTTAAAATCAATATCCCAACGCCAGTCATGGCCGGGGTTAGAACGCCTGTTAAGCAATTTGCATCCTGTGTTCTTGTGGACAGCGACGATACTCTGGATAGTATTTTTGCTAGTGATATGGCTATTGGTCGTTATACAGCTCAACGTGCTGGCATTGGTATTAATGCTGGCAGAATACGTGGGGTTAACAGCAAAATACGTGGCGGGGAAGTGGCACACACTGGTATCATTCCTTTCCTCAAGAAGTTCGAATCAACCGTAAGATGTTGCACACAAAATGGTGTGCGTGGCGGTAGTGCTACTACACACTTCCCGTTTTGGCATCAAGAGATTGAAGACATCCTTGTGCTAAAGAACAACAAAGGCACAGAAGACAACCGTGTGCGTAAACTAGACTATTCAATTCAACTTAACAAAACAATGTACGAAAGGTTGTTATCTGGTGGTGACATAACTCTTTTCTCACCACATGATGTGCCAGGTTTATACGAAGCATACTTTGGCGACTCAGAAGCATTTAAAGAAATGTATGAAATGTATGAGCGCAAAACTAGCATCAAAAAGAAAACAATCAAAGCAATGGAATTGTTTAGTGCATTAGTAAAAGAACGTGCTGAAACCGGTCGTATATACATTATGAATGTAGATCACTGTAATACACACAGCTCATTTAAGGACACTGTTTACATGAGCAACTTGTGCCAAGAGATTACGTTACCAACAAAGCCACTACAACACATTGATGATCCTGAAGGTGAAATTGCTCTGTGTATTCTAAGTGCTATTAATGTAGGAACACTAAAAACACTAGATGACCTAGAAGAACTATGTGATCTTGCTGTTCGTGCATTAGAAGAAATTATTGATTATCAAAAGTATCCAATATTGGCTGCAGAAAAGTCTACTAAGGCAAGACGCTCATTGGGTATTGGATATATTGGGCTTGCACATTATCTTGCGAAGCATAAAGTAAAGTATGAAGATAAAGAAGCATGGAAATTAGTGCATGATTTAACTGAAGCATTCCAATACTATCTATTAAAAGCCAGCAACAATTTAGCGCAGGAAAGAGGTGCGTGTGAGTATTTTAATCGCACTAAATACAGCACAGGCGTTCTGCCTATTGATACTTACAAGAAAGATGTGGATACTGTTGTACCTAACAAGTTAAACTATGATTGGAAGTCTTTACGCAATGACATTAGGGAACACGGGCTCAGGCACTCAACTTTGTCCGCACAGATGCCATCAGAGAGCAGCTCCGTTGTGTCGAACGCAACAAACGGAATTGAACCACCTAGAGGCTACTTGTCCACTAAGAAGTCAAAGAAAGGGCCTCTTAAGCAGATTGTTCCACAGTATCAGACACTAAAAAATTATTACAGTTTGCTTTGGGATATGCCAAGCAACGAAGGTTATATTAATGTTGTTGCTGTCATGCAAAAGTTCTTTGACCAAGCGATTAGTGGGAACTGGAGTTACAATCCAACACATTTTGAAAACAACGAAGTTCCGATGAGTGTAATGATTGGGGACTTATTAAACACATACAAACTAGGCTGGAAAACATCGTACTATCAAAATACTTACGATTACAAAACAGATCCTAGTGAAATAGAAGAAGAGGCACCTGCACAACCATTGCAGGCAGAATTGCCCGAAAGTCAAGAAGATGATGAATATTGCGAAGCATGTGCAATTTAATCTTGACATTACGAAAGATAGATAGTAGTATTGCTACATAGATAAGGATATAAAGAAAATGGCTAAAACAGTATTCAACCAGGATAAGGTTGACTTTACAAAACAGAATATGTTCTTCGGAGCAGATCAAAATACACAGCGTTATGATGTATTTAAATTTCCAGTATTTGATAAACTTAACCAAACCATGCTTGGATATTTTTGGAGACCAGAAGAAGTTTCTCTACAAAAGGACAGAGCAGACTATGCAAACTTCCGTCCTGAGCAGAAACATATTTTTACAGCAAATTTAAAATATCAAACACTATTAGATAGTGTCCAAGGACGTGGTCCATGCCTAGCATTTTTGCCGCATGTTTCACTTCCTGAACTAGAAGGATGTATTGTTACTTGGGACTTCTTTGAAACAATACACTCACGTAGCTATACACATATTATGAAAAACGTATACGCTGACCCTTCTGAAGTGTTTGACACAATTTTAGATGATAAAGAGATTCTAAAACGTGCTACCGCGGTAACTAAAAACTATGATGCGTTTACTGAAGCCGCTGATGCTTTCCAGCATCGCAAAGAAGGTAGCATGAAAGATGTCAAAAAGAAGCTCTACTTGGCTATGATGAATGTAAATATCCTAGAAGGACTTCGCTTCTATGTATCATTTGCTTGTACATTTGGTTTTGGAGAACTAAAACTAATGGAAGGTAGTGCTAAGATTATCAGTCTTATCGCTAGGGATGAAGCACAGCATTTGGCACTAAGCACACACGTTCTTAAGAATTGGGCTAACGGCAAAGACGATCCAGAAATGGTTAAGATTGCCAAGGAGTGCAAGGAAGAAGTATACGAAATGTGGCGCACCTGTGTAGAAGAAGAAAAGGCATGGGCGGAGTACTTGTTTAAAGACGGGTCAATGATTGGTCTTAATGCAACACTACTTAATCAATATGTAGAGTATATTGCTAACCGTAGATTGAAGGCATTAGGATTAGATGCAATCTTTGATCAACCTGTAAACACTAACCCATTACCGTGGACTACCCATTGGTTGAGTAGTTCAGGCTTGCAGGTAGCCCCACAAGAGACTGAAGTTGAGTCTTATGTTATTGGTGGTATTAAACAAGACGTAAGTGAAGAGTCACTTAAAGGATTTAGTTTATGATGAGTAGTATTGTAGTATGGAGTAAACCGCTTTGTCCATTTTGTGACAAAGCAAAAGCAAAATTAGATTCTTTACATGTTAACTACGAAGTAAAGATGATAGGTACTGATGTACAGTTAGAAGATTTATTAGAGGCTGTACCAGGCGCACGGAGTGTACCACAAATCCAAATTAATGGAGAGAACATTGGCGGTTACACAGAACTTTTAAAATATATTGAAGATACTGGTTTCAACGGAACTGGTTTTGAGGTAGGATCATAATGTTAATTGAAAAGAAATATGCTGTCAGTGATACAGTAAGTTTAAAACTTAGCACTGGTGAAGAAATTATAGGTAGACTAGAAGAAGAATCAGATACTCATTACAAAATTAGAAAGCCAATGGCTATTGTAATGGGAGCGCAAGGACTTGCCCTTGCACCATTTATGTTTAGTACAACAAATGATCAGACCTTTACTTTTGATAAAACTAAAGTGTTTACTGTTGGTAAAACACTTGACGAAATTAGTAAACAATATATTGAACAAACAACAGGAATTGTCACCTAATGCCTGGCATTAGTCGAGATAATGACACAGCAGGAGGCGATCTAGTTCCTTCTGTTACAACAGTCTTTGCTAACAATGAAGAAATTATTGTAGACAGAGATACCGTTGTAGGTCACGGAAGTCATCCTACAAATGCAATCAATGCAGGATCTAATAATGTATTTGCAGGCGCAGATAAGAAAGCGGTTGTGAATATAGGAGACGTTGCTGATTGTGGCCACACTGCCACAGGTAGTGGCGATGTGTTTGTAGGTGACTAACCACTTTTAAAGCCCCTTAAGACGTGGTTTCATTAAATAAACTGTAAATCATAATAGGAGACATTATGGCAACACATGAAGAAATTGTACAAGCGTACAACAATTATCTAGCTGAACATACAACTTTTGAAGAAAAAGGTGTAAAGGCGGCTGCAACAAGAGCTCGTAAAGCACTTGGCGATCTTGGTAAACTTACTAAAGACCGCAGAAAAGAAATCATTGAGAAAAAGAACTCAATGTAATGAGCGGACAACGATCGTGGTTAAAAACTTGGTCTAGAGTTGTTGGAATGCCAATAGGCATTACAGATGACGATGAACCAACATTTTTACCGATCACCCAGAAAAGTGTGCGTAGTGCTCTTGCGTTACGCACTTTCTGGATTGTCTTGCACATTATTACCTGTATAATGATTATTGCAGGTAATACAAAAACTTTATTTTTTACCTAAATCAAAAACTGTAACAGATTTTAACCAAGGTGATAAATAATTCTTGTGTGCTCCTCGTCTGAGTAGTATGCAGATAAAATAAAAAGAAAAGGATGTTTTTATGAAAAAACTATTTTTAGCATTAGTAGCAATGGCATTTATGTCAACAACAGCATATGCAGAAGATTTTGATAAAACAGGATTATCTGGTGTTGTTCAATCAGGCGAGTTATCGCTTGGCTACGCAACAGGTGCATCACGTGACTTTGACGACGAAGCAGATGTTTTCAGTTTAGGTTATAGTGGTTTACCAGTTAACTTAGGCTTACAAGTAATCAGTAATGGATCAACTGATGATTACAGATTAAATGTAGGACAAAGAGCTGACCTTACCTTACTCAACGTAAACTTTTACGGAGTAGCCGAAGTTCATTACGACTTTGGGGATTCATTCGCAAACGATAGACTAGTTCTTAGTCCAGTCGTAGGCGTAGAGTTTGGTGCTGGTTCTTTGACACCATATGCAGAACTAGGTTACGACATTAGTTCAATTGAAGGTGATTGGTTTGACTTTGATAGAAAAGACAGTTACATTCAAGTTGGTGCAAAGCTAGACGTAAGCGATAAACTTGCAATCAATGCAGGTATCTTACAAAAGTCCGACAAAGACTTTGACAGTCTAGACAGAGAATTTGTATTAGGTTTTAACTACAAACTATAATAACAAATTGATAACAAAATTTAGGGCCTTCGGGCCCTTTTTTTTTGGTAAATAAATTGAACGGGAGAAATGAATGAATACAAAATTTAGTATAGGTGTTGTAATTGCCATTGTTTTACAAATTTCAGGATTTGTTTGGTGGATTGCACAGCAATCACAAACTATTGACACACTTAAAGGTGAAGTAGCAGAACTTACAGCAAAAAGTCAAGTTGAAAAAGAAGTTACACTTATAAATGATGTCAAGCAATTACAAAAAGATGTAAAAGAATTGAACGATAAAACACTAGAAGCAATTTTAGATATTGACAAAAATTTTAAAGCCCTAGAGAGTTTTGTAAACAGTCAAGACAAACTTATTAACGATACCTTTGCCAAACAAATGACAGATTTTGAAGAAAAAGTTCAAAATAGCTTTACTGTAGTTGAAGGTTGGATTGATGAGATAGACGAAGATATTGTAGACTTAGATAAAAAACTAAGTGATAGAATAAAGGATCATAAACACTAATTATGTACGAATATAAATGTAAAATTTTAAGAATTGTAGATGGAGACACAGTTGATATAGATATCGACTTAGGCTTTGGAGTTTGGTTACATAGAGAGCGTGTGAGAATAATGGGTATAGATACTCCTGAATCAAGAACACGAGACAAAGTAGAAAAACAATTTGGCCTAGCAAGTAAAAAATTCTTAAAAGATATGTTACCAGTAGGATCTATGCAGGTCTTAAAAACTCAAATAGATAAGTCCGGAGAAGACAAAAAAGGCAAGTTCGGACGAATTCTAGGAGACTTCAAAGTTTACTATCCTCCAGAAGATAGAGAACAATTTGTTACAAAGGTAATGATTAAAGAAGGCTACGCTGTTGCATACAGCGGTCAAGCAAAAGAAAAAGTGCAAGATGCACACATGAAAAATAGAGAAAAACTACTAGCAGAAGGAAAAGTAGTCCTTAAATAATTTTTCGGTTGACATAGGTCATACCTTAAGTTATAATAATATACTAAACTGTAATATTAAGGAGACTTGTATGACTATGCATCTAGCCAGAGGCTTGACCACCATTAATACATCTAAGCGTAAAAAGAAGCCCCTTACTCAAAAAGATATAGAGAAATACACAGTTGAATGGCGTAAGTATAATAAAGACATGCGCCGTAAAAATATGCATGATCTGCAATATGATACAGTAGAAGATTATATTGCTTATTGTAGAGGCGAATGCAAAGTTCGTAACACAGAATTCAAACCATATGTGAAACCCTCGCACACAAGAGAGGACCCTACACGTAATATTCCTTCATTGATGGAACAGATGATCGCCGATGGCACTTGGGCAAAGCAAAGTGGCGGCACACCAAAAAAAGAATCTTTAAAATACACAGGCACTCTTATAAAAGGTATAGCAACAATGCATAAATCAAATGCTGTACCTATTATTAATAAACAACAGGCAAAGGATATTGCCAACATGAGGAGATCATAATGAAATATTTTACAGGTTTTATTGCATTTACGGCTGCACTTCTAACTTCCGCTTTTGCACAATCGTCAACATTTCAGGAACCTATAGAAGGTGAACTGTATAGCGAAACAAACAGACCGGGCATGTACTGTTTGGCAATGAACATATATCACGAAGCACGAGCAGATAACCTAGCAGGACAATATGCTGTTGCAGATGTTGTTCTAAATCGTGTTAAGGATAGTCGTTACCCCGACACAATTTGCGAAGTTGTGATGCAAGGACCTGTTAGAGAGAGCTGGAAAACAAGAGATAATCCAGACCTGTCCGACAGTGAGAGATCATTTGTTCCTGTACGACATCAATGTCAGTTCAGTTGGTGGTGTGATGGACGTAGTGATACAACACATGATCTCGATTCGTGGCGAAAAGCACAGGAAATTGCATACAGAATTATTGAATTGCGTAATTATAGAGGTATCTCAGAAGGCGCAACTCACTATCATGCAACATATGTTTCACCTAAATGGGCTAGAGAATTAGACCAAGTAGGACGTATTGGAGCACATGTTTTTTACCGTTGGCCATAAAGTGGTTGACAAAAGACTAAAAATCAAATATAATTTAAACTTAATGAATAGGCTAATTGGAGGCTCATATGAACATTATTAAGACGACAGCTCTTGTGGCTGTATTAGCAACGCTTGGTGCATGTAGCACTATGAAAACAATTGACGTTAGAGAAACAAAGGCTAATCCTAATTGGTATGAGGATTGTGAACAAATTGGTTCCGAAGGTTTCTTGTTTTGGAAAACAGACTATGCTTATGCATGCGGTATGGGCGAAAGTTTGTATGAACAGGCATCAGAAGCTCAGGCATATGCGTTTGCTGTAAAAGGCTTTGCAGAACGTATTAACGGAACTGTAAACAGCTCTACAGTTGTTGACATCAATAACGATCGTAGAACTACAAGGACTATTGTTGAGCATACAGTACAAGATACTGTAATCCGAGAACATCTTGAAGTTAAAAAGAGATCGTATCAACTTGCATCTACTGGTAACATCCATACCTATGTACGAATTAAAATGCCATTAGATGTGTTTGATAGACTGATTAGCGAGGCAAGAAATGACCAAGTATCTGCTACTCAGCTTTCTAGTAATTAGTAGTGTCGGGTGTTCAACTACGCCCGACTACAACTATCAAGCACCTTACTGTTATACAGAAGAAACTGTAGTAACAAAAAGTGATCAGACCGTTGCTGGTACAGCAACTCACATGTGTACTGATCGTCCAGGACAACAAGTAGCAATACAACGTGCTGGAATAGATGCAGGCTGTAAAGAGTTTTGGTACGACGAATACAGACACGGCAAACTAGTACCAACAAGGGGAGTTTATTGTGAAAAACTTGACGGTAGTACTGAAATCGTTAATATTGACGGCAACACTAGGTAGTCTAGTTGCGTGTTCTTCAACACCGTATCAAACTAGAGCAATAGAAGTTCCAACTGTGCAATCTCCGTATGGCGGAGTAAGTTTGATGGTCGATGTTGTTAATGCTGTTTATATCACTTCTAGATACGGACTTGATAATGAACAAAAGCAAAAACAAACAGCGGCATTTTATACAGCTCTAGAGAGTGATTACGGCAAAGTTATTAGTTGGTATGAACGCGATGCGATGGGGCATGTAAAAGCGGTGCATGGTTATCCTCAAGGTAGAGGATTTTGTAGAGTAATTTACAGTCAAGTTACAGTAAAAGGACGTTCAAGACATTTTGAAGAAACAGTTTGTAAAAAGCATTTAGACGATACTAGGTGGCACATTGTTCGAAAATAACGATAAATACAATGAGGGAAATAAATGGCACTAGGATTGTTAACACTAATCACGGCCCTTTCTATATCGGCTGTGGCAATATACTATTCAGTAGCAGGGCTTGTTGCTATTTTTGCGGCGGCCGCAATACCCATTATGATAATGGGTGGCGTACTTGAAATAGGCAAACTAGTTACCGCTGTATGGTTACACAAACATTGGAAACAAGCAACGTGGTGGCTTAAAACATATTTGTCTACCGCTGTTCTTGTGCTTATGCTTATCACAAGTATGGGTATCTTTGGGTTTCTCTCAAAAGCACATATTGAACAAACTAGTGCAACAGATGAATCAGTAGCACAAATTGAAAGACTTGACGGAGAAATCGCAAGACAACTTAGTATTGTCGGTCGTGCTGAAAATAAAATTCGCGAACTTGAAGGCAAAACATTTAATAATGATACGCAAATTCAAGAGCAAATTGATAAAGAGCAAGAAAGGATCGACAATGCTTACGATCGTATTCAGCCTGCTATTGATGAGCAAAATCAAATTATCCAAGATCAAACGAATCTTTACACATCGCAAATCGAAACGTTAGATAGAGACTTTGAACAAATACAAGCGTGGATTAACGAAGGCACCAAAGAAGCTATTAAACGTGTCCAAGGTATGGTAGGAACTAGTCCAGATGGCAGTTGGGGATTCTTAACATCAAATGCTGTAGATAACTGGCGAGAAGAAAACAGAGCCAAGCATGCAGAACTTATTCAAAAAATTGAAGATATTGCTACTGACAACCTAGCAATACAAAATGCACGACAAGAAATTGCAAGACTACGTCAAGTAGCAGAAGATCAAATTGCAGAATCAAACAGATTAATTAATAGACTTAGAGAACGACTAGGCACTGGCGTAGAAGATGTAGATGCTCTAATAGATGAACAGTTTGAACGTGTTAGAGCCGCAAACGATGAAATTGAAATTCTAACAGATCAAAAATTTGAAATTGAAGCAGAGTACAGAAAACTAGAAGCAGAAGTAGGTCCTATCAAAT